GGTCACCCAGGTCCTCGCCGTTATAGACGACGTGCACCAGTCAGCCGATCCTGGTGATCGTTGACGCGGCGTTCCACGACGCGGAGATGTCCACCGAGCCAGTGACGTCGCCCTGCACCTTGAAATCGGGCAGGATCGTGCCGAAAAAATACTGCGACGTGGTGTTGGTGTTCGGGTAAAGGTAAAACTTCCGCGCTACACCGTCGGTCGCGGCGGTGTAGGTCTGCGCGCTGGCATCGTCGTAGTAACCCGCGAAGTCCCCCTCCGCGTCCGGCAAGCCAGCGACGTACACCTTGTTGGAGTCACCGAACGCAGTGACGTCCTGCTTGTCCGTGGCGAAGTTGACCGACCACGATTTCAGGAACGCTACCGGCTCGGCGGTGCCGCCGCTGGCCAGCGCCATGTAGACCCTGCCCGACCTGCCATGAAGACGCGCCACGATCTACTCCTTCGCTCCGAGCAGCCGTAGCAGCTGCCTCGCGTGGTTGGTGAATGTTCTGTCCGCAACAGCTGCCCGGGCCTGTGCGGCGGCCTTCTCCCGCTCGGCAGGGTGCGCCAGCCACCAACGCAACAGCTCCGACGCCTCCGCAGGGCCGCCGAAGCGGGGCAGCATCGGCAGCAGCTGGTCGCCCTCGGGTCGCGGGTCGCGCAGGAAGAACAGCCCGCAGGCGGCCATCTCCACCTCGCGGGGGCCCATCGCCCACCCCCCGGTGACGGTCTCGTTCTCCGCTTCCCGCCGGTACAGGTTGATTCCGACCTTCGCCGACTGGTACACCCGCGCGGTCTGCGTGTTGTCCAGGCACTCACATGGGTCGTGGCCGAGACACTTCCGGAGCGGGGAATCGTCGGAGGTGCCGCGCCAGTTCCCGGCCAGCAACACGTCCAGGCCATCGAGGTCCATCCGCTCGAAGAACGCGCGCCGACTACCGAAACCGGTGCCAACGAACGCGAGATCGGCGACCAGGCGCGGGTCCGGGTCAGCGGGGTGGTGAATACTCGGCCGGTAGGCGTGCGGTGCGTACACCGTCGGCGCCACCGCCGCGAACCGGTCCAGGTGCAGCGGGTCGTTGACCATATTCAGGTCCGCGTGCGCCGCGATCGCCAGCTCGCGGGTCGTCTCGTACGGCTGCTCGGTGTGCAGGACGACGACGCGGGTACCGGTCCGCCGCGCCTGGTCCAACATCTCCGGTGGCACGAAAAACCCGGAGACGACCAGCAATACGTCGGGGCGGAGCTTGAACAACGTCGCCGCGAGACCGTTCGCGGCCAGCTCCGTGGCCTGGTCGAACGTGAGCGCCTTACGGAGCTTCAGAGAGCCGTCGGGCTGCGGGTCGCCCAGGTCGACGTAAGTGTGGTCATAAAACGCGAGCCGGGTGGCGAGATCGAACACGTGCACCTGCTCGCCCAACTCGCCGAGCGCCTCCACCCAACCGGCGCACACATCCGCGACCGACCATTCTGGGCCGGGCGCGGCGACGACCCAGCGGCGGGTCACTCCTCGTCGCTGTCCTCGCGTGACGCCGGCCGCTGGGTGTCGGCGTCACGAGCGGCCTGCTCGGCTGCGACGTCGATGGCCAGCCGCGGGTCGCCCGGCGTCGGGGCCTGCGGCGGCTCGGTCTTCCTGGTCACGCCAACCTCCCAGTCGCGTACACGTCGCAGGGCCCGGCCGCGTAGTGCACCTGCACGTCGGTCAGGTCACCGAGCCACGCATCGAGGTCGTCGGGGTCGACATTGGCGTAGTACTCGCCGTCCTCGAGCGGACCGCCGTGGTGCCCGGAGTGCGGGGTGCGGCCCGGTCCGGCGCACGTCACCACCAGCAGGCCACCCGGCGCCAGATACGACACGCAGGCCCCGACCACGCCGGCGGGGTCGTCAGCGTGCTCCAGCACCTCCAGGCACAGCACCAGATCCGCCGGCTCATCGGGTGCCCAGGTGCGGCAGTCGGCCACCACATCCACACCAGGGCCCGGCTCCAGGTCGACCGCCGTGTACGAGGCTGCGGCGAACATGCCGCGGACACTGCCGTTGACGTCCCGCCCACCGACCTCCACGACGTGGCCGAACCGTCGGCCGGCGACGTGCTGGGCGACGAACCGGCGGGCCGCGTCGTGCACGTCAGACCCCCACATCCACCACGAACTCGCAGCCCAGGTACGACACACCGCCGATGTCCAGGGAGCCGTAGTTGCGGGCCGCTGGCACCGACACCCACTGCACAGCCCCGCCGAGGGTGCCTCCGGATTCGATCGCGGCCTTTACGCTTGCCGCGCCTGACCCGGCAAGGTAGCCGTCCAGGGTGTCCTGCGCGGCGCGGTCCGACCCGCGGGCCACCAGCAACGCGACCACGAAATGCAGGTCATCCGACCCGCGGGCCATCGTCGAGTCGAACTCCAGGAACGTCCCGGATGCGGGGGCGACCACGGCAGCCGGCGGGCTGATCTGGTCCGGGATCGTGTCGTACACCCGCAGCCCGGTGATCGCCGCCAACTGTGCTTTGATCCCGTCCCGGACCGCCGACAGGGACGCCATCAGGCCACCAGCACCGCATGCCGGCGGTACGGAGCGAGAAGCGCGGCGACCCGCCGGGACTCATTCACGCGCATCATGCCCAGATCCGGCATGCCGAGGATCCCGAACGGGGCGTCCCGCAGTTTGAAGATCTCCGCTGCGAGCAGGTAACAGGCCTGCTTCGCCGCAGCCGGTACGGCGGGCCAGCCGAACACTCCGGTGACCTGCACCAGGTTGTCCCGCAGCCCTTGCGGCCAGCACCCGACCACCGGGAAGGCCCGGCTGCCGACCGCCCGGATCTGCGTGTACGGAAGGGTCTCCGGTGCGCCCGCCGGGTTGATAGGCCGCAACTGGTAGTCGGCCGCCGACCACACCGTCTCGAACACGCCGTCGCCGTCCTCGTCGGCCGCCAGCGCGCTCACCGACACCACGTCGCTGTAGCCGGGAAGGTCCAGGCGGTACGAGTCAGCCGCCGCGAACGACCGGGCCGTACCGGTCGACTGGTTGAACTGCCGATTGCAGTGCTGCTCGATCGACCGGGACGCCGCATTCACCGCGTTGGTGATCGCCGTGTCATCCACCGTGTCGCCAATGCCGAGGTACGCCTTTAACTCGGCTGCGGTGACATACGGGTCGCCGAGGCTCACGCCGCACCCACCTCCGCGTGTTCCCGGTCCAACGCATCCATGGCCTGCTGCCGGTCGTACGCCTCCTCGTCGAGATAGATCCCGCCCTTTTCGTGACACGTCCTGATCGACGTGTCCACGTGCAGGGGGACGTCCACCGCGGCCAGGCGGACGCAGAACGACAGGTCCTCGGAGAAGGTCCGCGGCCGGCCTTTCAGGCCGGTCGGGTGCGCCAACGGGTCGAACCAGGCGTCCCCGTACCGCTCCCGCACCCTGAACAGCGCCCGACGGTGGATCAGCACACACGCCATACCGGTGCCGGCGCACTCCACCACCTCGTCACGCGGGTATGCGGCCATCGGCACGAACCCGACCTCGTCCTCCAACTCCACATACGAATAGACGGTGGGGATGATCCCGAACCGCTGAGCATGGAACGGCGCCGCCGTGACCCGCCGCTGCGCGAAGCACAACCCGCCCATCACGGGCCGCTGATAGCGATCCGCCGACGCAACCAGACGGTCGACGGTGTCCGCCGCGAAGCCCATGTCGGTGTCCACGAACCACAACCACTCACCGTCGGTGTGGTCCAGGAAGTTCCGGGCGACCTCGTTCCGGCCGTCCGGGATCCCCGCGGTACCCGCGACCTTCCGCAAATAGGTGCCGTTCTCCCGAACGATGCGGCGGCTTGTCAGGGCGTCATGGAGAGTCAGCTCGAGGTAAGACAGACCGAAGCACGCGGACCAGTGGCCGTCGTCCAGGAAGCCGGGGACGACGCTGCCGGTCTTCATCCGACGGTGCGCGTCCCGAGCAGGCGCACCGTCAGATCAGAACCAGCCGTACCCGACCCCACCTGGTCGACGTCGATCGTCAGCAGGTCCCCTGCGGCCACCGCCGTGACGTTCGGGGCGGTGCCCGGACCACCCGAGGTGGCGCCGTCGGCGATCGTCGGCCGGTTTCCCTGCGTGGTGAAGATCGTGGTGCCGCCCTTGTTGACGTCCACCAGAATTGCCGCTCCGACCGGGGCGGTGCCGACCGCCAGTCGTACACCGGTGAGCGCGTAGGTCTTGTCGACCGGGATCGCCTGCGCGAACGACGCTGCGGACAGCGACCCGGACACGTACCAGGTGGCGACCACCTCAACCACACCGGTGTGGGTGTGCGTCGTCGCCGACTTTCCCGCCAGATCACTGACCAGATTCGTGGTGTCCGACTCGGAGTGGACGTGCGCCACCACAGGATCGGCCGGTACCTCGTCGTACCCGGTGCCGATCAGGACCGACACCGCCGCAGCATCGTTCTGGTAGCCGCCACCGGTCCACCCGACACGACTCACCGTGGCCTCCGTGTCGACCGCTTCTCACCTGGGTTGGCCGTGGCCTGCTCGATCGGGGCGTCGACCCGCACCGAGTCCGGCGGTGGTGGCTCCTGCTCACCCTCCCGCACGAAATACCACGGCGCCGCCTGCACAAGCGGGTCGTCATCGGCGTACTGCCGCGTCGGATCCGGCACGATGTGCCCCCCAGCGGCCGGGGAGTAGAACGCACACGGGTCGGCCTTGTGTTTGTCACGCACCCGGTACGGCATGGGTAT